TGCTGTTGTATCTGTAGGAGATGCTGTTGTATCTGTAGGAGCTGCTGTTGTATCTGTAGGAGCTGCTGTTGTATCTGTAGGAGCTGCTGTTGTATCTGTAGGAGCTGGCAATATTGTTGCGTTTGGACCTGTTATGCCCATGGCAGCTAATTCTTCTGCGGTTGGTGATGTAACAGTGACACTACTTGTCGGGGTATTTGTAGCTACGTTTAATGCTGAGGCTGTAGTACTTGGCGCAACATCACTTGTAGCTGGGCCACTAGCAACCAAAGCAGTTCCAGGTTCAACAGTTGCTGGAGCACCGCTTTGGTTTTGAATTGCTGCAAACTCTTCTGGTGTTAATCCTGCAGTTGTTGGGGATGATTCTGCAGGAGGTATTTGTGTAATTGCGTTTGCATTACCTAAAGCTACATCCGGCGCATTCATGCCACTAACCAAATTGCCACTAGCAATCTGATTTAAGTTAGACAACAAGCTGCTATATTGTCCTGTTGTATTTTGTAAAGCGGTTTGTGCTGCAGTATAGTTACCCAACTGAGTTTGCAATTCAGTATTGCTTGCCTGATACGCTTGTTGCAAAGGAGCAATTTGAGTATTATATAAATCAGTTAATGAAGTATTTGCAGTATTAAACGCATCATACGCTGAATTATACTGAGGTATTAAAGTATTTAATTGAGTTGCCGCCTCATTAGCAGCAGTTAACGCAGTAGTATTTGTTGGATCCGCTTTATATGCAGCAGAATTTGTGTCATAAGCAGATTGCAGCGGGCTAATCTGATTATATAAATCATTTGCTGCTTTTTGTAAACTTACAACATTATTATATACTGGCGTGTATGTGCTACTAATTGCACTGTTTAACGCCGTTTGATCTTTATATGCTTGACCATAAGCGCTGTTTGTAGCGGTGGCTTGTGAAGCTAAAGCAGCGTTTTGCTCAGCAATAGTGGGCTCTAAAGCAGAAGCCTGACTACCAATAGTCTGCGCTTCTTGTGCCATTGTTTGACCTAGCACGGTACTTGCTGGATCTACAGGACTTGTTACTGGCGATGTTGATGAGGGGCTAATGCCTAAATTCGTTAATGTTGGTGCTATCAATGAATTTAAACCGGAACCGATTTCGCTACCAGCTGCGCCAACAGCCCCACTCAATGCGCCGGTTGTGGGATCACCACCTTTAATTGCAGAACCCAAAGCACCAGTACCCGCACTGGCCGCAATATTGGATGCTGTCGTACCAATATCTGGTGAAATTAAAGATTTTGCGGCGCTTGACAGTTGCCCTAAACCAGAGCTTAACGCTGTATTTTCTAATATAGTAACTGGGTCTGCGCCAGCTGCTACAGATTTTGCAGCACCAACTAAAGCCTGAGCCATTGGTTGCGCTACAGCAGAACTTACTCCATTGGCAGCTAATAAGTTAGATACATCCGCCAAAGAAGCGCCAGTCAAACCCCCCATTAAAGCGCCAGATAAAATGCCGGTTAATGGATCTTGTCCAGTTATAGCCGCTTTAACACCACCCAAACCACCGCCAGTTAGCGCGCCAGTTCCCGCGGCGTTTAGCATAGATGCTACAGCTGGCGATAATGCTGCTGTTCCTAAACCTAGACCAGCGGCGGCTTGAGTTCCAGCTACTCCGGCTGCAGTGGATGCTGCACCACCCAATATGCCACCAGAAGCACCCACTCCACCAGCAGTCATACCCGCTGAAGCGCCGGTAGCACCCGCATCTATACCAATACTTGTTGGGGCCGCGGCAAATAGTTCCGGAGCCGCATACGGTGCGGCAATAGCTAAAGCAGCCAAGCCAAGTGTAGCCCAACCACCTGGAACAACTTGTCGTACGGACTTGTCTAATTGGGCGCCAAGGCCCAATAAACCACCGTGACTACCATCGGTGCCAAGTGCGCTTGAAAACGCATCAGTTACTGCGCTTATTGGATTACCGCCGCTCATAGATTAGCCATCCAGTAATAAGTTGGTTTATCAGACTTTTCTATATTTAGCCCTAGCTTTTCCAATAGCGGTAAAGTTTTATTCAATATTGGACCACCATCTTGGCCGTACACTTTATTAAACCCAGCATGCTTTACTTGCTTAATAAAATATACCATTGCAGATTTAATTTTTTGTGGGGTATCTGTGGTAAAAAAACTAATCTCAGCAGATTTATTTCCGAGGTTTGCCAAAAACAAAAGGGAGTCTCCATGCTGTACTAAGTGGCCCACATTTTTATTAATCATAGCTTGCATGGTTTCCATCAAACGAGCAGTATCCGCTTGGCTATGGCCAAAGCGTTTGTGATCCGCTGCTATAATTTGAGATGGGGTCATTTTATATCCGTGGTGTTCCTATATACACTAATACGCGTTTTTGGCGTTTTTAGCCCTAGTTAGTGCGATTTACCGTTGATTATTAAGGTAACTTCTTTGGCCCAGTCTTGCCAATTATCAAAGGTTTCTGGAGTAGGCACTGGAAATGCTGAGAAAGTAAAAGTGCTCGCGATTACACTAGCGGTATCTTTCCAATTATCTTCTGTATTGTACGGAACATTTAGTTGCCCATAGTAGATAATAAAGTTACCGTTCCAGTCTTCCCAACTTGACATCTCCGGCAAAAAAGGAAAGAACTGTTGGTTGTCCTTATTGACGTAAATCGTCATGGCCGCTCGTCACCAAATTCACAGGTAATCAAGTTACGACCCATTTCGTAATTACCGTTTATTTCATTGGATTCAAACTTTAAACGAATTAAACGATGCTCTACACGAAGGTCAATTTTACCAGTATCTTGAGTAAAATAGTATGGGCCAGAATCTTCTTCCATTGGACTAGACGCAAACTTACGGCCCAGAATAGTCATTGACATGGTCCCGGTTTGTAAGAAGTTCGGCTCAACACGGCGTAAGTGCATACGGCGGTTAACCCCAACTAAGCCGTCTTGGCTTGGGTTACCCGTCAGCCAACCAATGTCACTGGTAGTAATACTGGAATACACCGCAGTTTCGGTATTTAAACCAACAGCATTTTGACCGTACTCATGTTGCCAAATAGTAAAGCCGCCAATTTGTTGGTAGACTAAAGTACCCGGTGCAATAGTAATTGGGGATTCTTCAGTAAAAGTCACTAAGGTAACGCCCGGTGTGCCAATAGTAGTGTTATAGGTAAATACTGAAGAGCTTACTTGATATGTTGAATTGTAATCTGCTGTCTTATCAAAGGCAATAATAGTGCCAGGACTAAATATTGGAGTGACATCACCAGACAAATAAATTTGATCGGCTGTGGGAGCTGGCAAACTTGCTGGATGTGTAATTACGGTATACGGTTGACTAAATGTTGGATTGTAGTTCCAATCAGCCCAAATAGGTGTTGGGAAAATCTCGGTAGTATAGCCGCAAGAACGCTGAGCACCGACTGCAGAGCCTGCGTCATACCACAGCTTATCTTTTACGTTATAGATAATTGCATCAGTACATTCTGTAGCGGTGCCGCGAGGATAAAAGAACCAAATCTCATTGTAGCGTGGCACTTTAGTTGCCCATACTTTTTGGCGTTGCGTATAGTTGATATTATCAAACAACCAGTTTACGTTCTTATCATTTGGTACTACTTGAACGCTACCATTGTAAGCATAAAAACGATCAACACCCATCCACCAATACACGCCATCCATTTCTACTATGGCATTAGATGACATGATTGAGATTTGGCTAGAAATAATATCGTAGTTCCAATACTGGCTAGTAGGGGTTGTACTAGAAGCCGAAGAGTTAAACGAAACACGAATTAAAGAATCTGTTGCCCAAAACAAACCAGCGGGGGAGTTAGTACCGCCACGCATTGGCATACCCTTAACGATCTTGGAAGAAGATACGTTAGTCTGGTTAGCTAACGGGCCGTTCCAGTCGTAAAAGTTTTGTTGTGCGTAGGTGCTGCTGACGTTGTTATTGGCAATATATCCATGGGAACCGTACACAAATATAAATGGATACAGAACACAAACACCGCCATCAACACTAATTGGTTGATAGGTTGGAGTAGAGCCCATGCTATCGGACAATCCGGTAAATGTCCAAGTATTGCCTGTAGATGGGGCCACGTTACCAACTAAGACTTGTGATGGCACACCGTTGTCGATATCGATTAAGTTATAACCCGGATGAGCAAACAGTGATAAATTGCCACCCATCGGACTAAATTGAGCATCAAATTGCCAAGTGATACGATAGGGCCCCTCTTGCGGGTCTTCAGTAAATGTTGGTGTGTTGTTCAGCCAAACACTTGTTGGTGTACCACTGATTGTTGTGGTCACTGTTACGGTTGTGTATGGAGATGAGTAAGTTGGGGTACCAGTTGTTACGTAGTTTACAGGAGATGTCTGGCTAAAAATGACATTAGTTCCACTTGGGAATAATGATCTAACATCGCCGGAAATAGTAAACGTGGTGGTTGTTGGTACGGAATGCACAGTAAACTGTACAGTACCAGGTAAAATGTTTGCTGTGAATGGGCCCGCACCAGCGCCATAGTTAATACCGCACGTAAATACATCAAGCTCTTGATACGTGCCAGCAAAAATATAGTTTACGCCGTTGTATGGTTGCGATACCATACCACGATAAATACCAACGTTACTGGTAAACAGAGTGCGATAACCACCCATCTTTTTTGGGTCACCGCGCTGGAAACGGCACCACACACCGTCGGTGTATTGGTCGTTTTGGAATTGAGTACCGTCGCGTTTAATCCCAGCCGGAATTGCTAGGCTGTAAATTGAGGTATATTGCGAGGTATCCTGTTGCTGATTATCAGCTGCCATTTAGAACGTTCCACCACTAATTAATTTGGCATTTAATGTTGCGCTAACGGTAACAACCGGAGATGACAGGTTGGTAGCATTAATGTCCACAATTTCTGTACCATTTGCAGCTAATCCTAAAATGCCTGTGCCAGGTAAATACATGCCTGTTGTATTGTCAGTAAGGAAAGAATATGAAGGAGCACCGGCAACACCATTGATGGCTTTAAATGATGTTGATGATGAAGAGTTTAAAATATATAAAAATTCACCGTCGCTTAATAGCGTGTATGTTTGGCCCGTTGGTAAAGATAACGGAGACTGGCTACTACCTTGGTTTTGGAAGGTAACATTGTAACCAGTTTGATTGGTATTGTTGACCAGAATATATAACTGAGTAATAGCAGGAAGCGTTACCGCCAAAGTTTGTGTGCGGGTTCCAGACTGCGCTACATAAGTTTGAATAATTGGTGCGTTAGACACTAGGTTAAGTGTATTGCCAACAATTGCATCAACGTCATAAGTTGCAGAAGTAAATACCACATTGTTTGGTGTTACCCAACCAACGGTAATAAACGCACCAGAACTATAGTCATAAAAAATAAATCCAGAATCACCTGGGTTTGTAACGATAGTTGATTTGCCGTTAATAAGCTGAGTTGAGCTTGGTGCAAAAGTAAGAGAACCTGTTCCGCTATTTCTAAATCCAATAAACCAACCACGTGACAGTGTGGATACACTAGGTAGATTAAAAGTTCCGACACCAGCTGTCCAGTTATATGTTGCAGCACGGCTTGCATCAGTAATGGTTGGGGCCGCAGAAACATCAATGATGTTTTGAGTTGTGGCCAATTGCCCGCTTACTGTAGTTAATCCAGCGCCAGCCAAAGAAGCCGCATCTGCAGAAGAAGTGCCGGTTCCAAAGGTTACGTTGTGCCACGTACCAGCAACAGTAGAGTTGTCAGCTAAATAGAAATACTTTGATACTCCTGCGGCAACAGTAACAGAATTACCGCCAAGAAAATCAGTTACTACAAAAGAACTAGACCCCAAATTGCGAAACAGAATGTCGGCGCCTACTGTTCCTTGATCGCCTTCAGGAAGAGCAATAGATAACCCGCTAGTACTAGGAGTACAATCAATGATACGAGCTGCGGGTATTTCTGTGCCATTAACTGTACTAGGCCAGCTAATCTGTGTATTTGAACTAAAAGCCAGTGCATAGTATGAAACATCTGTTGGTGTAACAACAGTGCCCGTAAAAGGTGAAGTATAAACTGGGGTTGTCATATATTAGGGTTCCTGAACCGAGGTATTGCGATCCACTCGACGAGAATTATCTTCTTTCTTCAATGCAGCAAGTGCGTCGGTGTAGTATTGTTTCCAAACAGGCAACTTATCTAGTGCCTTTAAATAGCCTTGTGCTTGTAATAAAGCGCCGTAAAGCATTGCTTGAGGAGCAATAGCAGTCCAAAGATTTTGTTGGTTTGATTGATCCAAAGGCTGAATTTCAGCGTAATAGATAATTTCTACGGGATAGCTTTGGTCCGGTACCGGAGCAAAATTCCAGTTATTGTAGTCATAATCTGCATAGTACAATGGCTGACCGGTAGAAGATTCAGACTGGTATTGTGCAATATAATCTTGACTACGCAACAAGACTGGCTGCCCATTAATTTTCATAGAAACTGTTTTACGCCAACGCGTTGGTTTGTTTAAAACTGCAACGTTAGAGGTAAGGTTGGTTTCTACAACAATTAACTGTAAAAATGTTTTTAATTCAGCGGCAATAGATGACTCAGCTAGTGCAATCAGATTGGGAATCTGCGCCACGAAGTCGGCGTCATCACGCTCCATGTAATCAATAATATTCGCTACTAGCGAATCGTAGGTCATTATTACGCTCATCTTGTGTAGTAGCTTATGTTAGGTTGGAAGTAGATTGGGGACTTATCGCGCTCTTCGTTAGAGGCTTGCATGAACAGTTTTTCAGCTTGGGTTTCCAAATACTGAATGCGTGTCATATCAACACCGGGGAGCTGCATAGATAATTTATGAGATAAACTAGCTTGCACAGAAGCAATCCAACGATCAGGTACATAGATTTGATTCGTCAATGAGCCCACATCTTCCATTTGCTTTTCAACAACAAGTTGGAACATCTGATATGGATTATTGGGAACAGGCCACAGATACATTGAAGGCTCGATGGTACGATCATACCAATATTGCAATGAGCGAACCGATGGGAATTGTTTGTTTGGTAAGTTCCAGTAGTCGTCGCGGTTTAGGCGAGCCAATGGAATAACTTGTTGGGATGTTGAGAACACAATCTGGCGAACAGAATAGTGTGACGCTACAGTCTCACGTAGGCGCCAGTAGAGGTGCGGCTCAGTGATAGAAATATTATAATACTGCCACTGATAGTCATTCATAGTGATGGATGGGAACTGTTCTTTTAAGAACCAGTTTACACCATCGTCACTATACTCAAACGCTAAGTTATAGGTCTGAGTTGTATTTGGTGCGTAAGCATTCCAACCGACATAGTACACGCTCTGTGATTGTTGGTATGTTGAACCAAACCAGTTTTCGTAACCCAGTGTAGAAGCAGGGGTAGAAAGTGTTGGGCTTAAATCAAAAGCTGCGGGAGATTCTGGATTGTCCGCTGGAAGATATTCAGACGCTTCAATGTTTTGAATGTATACCCAGTTAGCTTCACGTACGTCAATCGTAGTTTTTGGCAATACTAGCTGTTGTTGCTGTGTTAGAGCACCATACAACTGGTTTTCCAAGAGCCATAAATTAACGCCCAAGTTAGACAGGTTTTGCAGATTGTAAAATAAAGCCTGCTTACCAGCCTGAATGTACTCGGGCGTAATTTCTTCTGCAGTTTTGCCTGCATCACGGAATGCGTAGGAGATTAACTGGTCGACATTAATTGTAGTCTGGCCAGTGGTGTTGCTATAAGCCATGTTACCTTCCGCGGCCAGCGGCTCGCTTAGTTACTTTGTTTGGTAGTTTGTTTGAAGCTGGACCAGCTTTGATAAACTCCTTGGCAACCTTTTTAGGGATGCCAAGGGTTGATTTGCCAGCAGCTGCAGCGTACATAGCGCCTTGTTGAGCTTTTGACTTGATAGGCATATTAGCACTTACCTGCTTTACCGCCACGCTTTTGAGCTACCGGAGCTGGCATAGGAGCTGGTTGTATGCCTTTAGCTTGCTGAGCTTGTTGCAAATCGGCATTAGTTAAGCGAGCGCCTGCTGCAGGCTGCATGCTTTGACCTAAACCAGCTAAGCCCATAGCAGCTTGTTCCATACCACCCATTGGTACGCCAGCGGCTTGTTGCAACTGTTTGGCACGTAAGTATTTAGCTTCGTTTGCGCGAGCAATAGCATTTTGAGCTGGAGTGCCAATAACGTTATCGCGCAAAGAGGCTGCACCACCACGAATAGCGTCTTGCAAACGCTTAAAGTGATTTAAATTTCTGTCCATCAAATCCATGCGTTCCATTGTTGCGCCGCCGTCAGCCATCTTTTTTACTTTACCGCCGGTCTTATACTTGTTAGGACCGCCTTTAGCGCCAGAAGCTGCAGCAGCTTTTTTGTCGCCAGTTGGAGGTACTTTTTTGATTGAGTCTTTGTGACCAGCTGGTTTGTTTTTTTCTTTAGCTACGTCA